ATTATAGCGAATTTTTTGTTTGATTTAATTTTTTTTTGTATATTTATAATAAATAAAATAAGATAAAAAATGGATAATTTTGATTTAAAAAAATTCTTAGTAGAAAACAAATTAACTGAAAATTCTCGGTTAAATGAAAATGAAGATAAAGTAAAAACTATTTTAAGTAAAATAGGTGATATTGAAGAAAAAATATATGATCAATATAGTGATGATGAAATCGAAGCTAAATTCGATTATAGTAAAGCTATAGAGGATATTAAAACAAAATATAAAGATGATAAAGATAAAATGTATGATGCCTTAGTATCTCATTTGAAAAAATTAAAATCCTCTTTCCCTTTAAAATAAAAAAATAAAACAAATAAAGTTAAGCTTGGGAAACCAAGCTTTCTTTGTTATATTTAAGTAAATAAAGGTTATGTTTTGGCTAGTAGAATCAAATGATCAACTCCAATATTTCATTGATGTAAATAAAGATAAAGACATTAGTGAGGTATTTATTGAAGTTATTCAAAATAACGATAACTACCATCCCACCATCTCCACCCCTATTTTATTTTATGTAAGACCTGTTGGATATAAAAAAGGATTTATATTTCCCCTCCAACACAATGATTCATTTTCGGTAAAACCATCCTTACTAAAAGAATTATTTGATTCCTTTGATACAGTATATGTAAGAGATAAAAAAGCATCTCTTCACCACTTCAAACACCATAACATCCAGGATATAAATTTTATCTCCAGTTTAGAAAAACTAGATTTTAATACACCAGTTCACCAACATTTTTACCAAAGATATGGGGATAGAGAGGATATAAATAAAATAATCCCTATTGTAAAACACTATGAAAGGTGTGAATTGATTTATGAAAAGGTTCAACCAACAATACTTTCAGAAAAACCTCAACATTTTCATTTTTATAATAATGAGGCAGCCCCTGTATTTTACATGGTAGAAAAAAACGGAATATATATAGATAATTATGAATTTAACAAGTTTTATGAAATACACGATCCCTCATATTCAATCAAAGATGATAGAATTTTTACCAGCTACAATCTTTACACAACCACTCGCCGACCAAGTAATGCTTTTAATGGCATTAATTTTGCTGCCCTAAACAAAGAAAGTGGTGCCCGAAAATCATTCATTCCACAAAATGATTTGTTGATTGAATTTGATATTTCCTCTTACCATCCTACTTTAGCAAATAAATTAATGGGTGAGAATTTCAATATCTCTCATCTATATGAGGAGGTAGGTAAAGAAAATGTATTTAGACAATTATATGGTGGAATACAAGAACAATATCTTGATATACCCTTCTTTGCCAAATGTAAAGAATACATAGACAATAACTGGAAAAATTACAATAACTCCGGTAAAGTTATTGTACCACTTTCAGGATATTGTATTGAAAATGTTGAAAATCCTAACCCATATAAATTATTCAATTATATACTTCAAAACTACGAGACCGCATTAAATACCATTATATTACGTAAGATTATCACGTTATTGAGGGGCAAACACACCAAACCGGTATTATATGTGTATGATTCTATTTTGCTTGATTATGCGAAAAGTGATGGAAAGGAACTACTCGAGCAAATAAAAGATGTGTTTAGTCAACACGAGTTAACCGTAAAAATTAAATTTGGACCCAACTATGATAGCCTTTGTTCCCTGTGATATTTATTGTCAAACCGACACTGAAGAGATGGCATTTTCAAACAAGTTATTCTGCACCTTTGTTGAGGAATCACAGGTTGATTACTTTGTAGAAGAGATTAAACAATACTATACAATAGCATATAATAAAATATTTGTTTTATACATAAAAAGCAACAACGAGTATGTCTGTACATACAATATTGTTGAAAACAATATCGATTATGTTCCCGAACATACCATACTGGTACACCGTAAAAAAGAATCAAATACTTTGTATACAATAAATGCTCTAAATGAGTTAATTAAGAGACTAAATGATGGGGTAGTTGATACAAATTATAAAATCAATTGGCAACATTATAAAAACACAATCTTACTCACTCAGCATGATGAGTTAAAACAGCTGAAGACAAAAATTCATAAGATTGTTGAACTTTGATAAAGAAGCTTGGTTATCCAAGCTTTCTTTTTTATATTTAGTTACATAAACAAAAAGTTATATGGATTTAAATCAGATTAAACAGAGGCTAAATGCCATGCAAACCAAACCTGGTAAGAAAAATACAGGTGAGGACCGCAAAAAATTCTTTTGGAAACCTTCGGTTGGTAAGCAGGTTATCCGTATTGTTCCATCCGCGTTTGACAAAACAAACCCATTTAAAGAGTTGTATTTCCACTATGGTATCGGAAATCGTACCATGATTTCTCCAATGAATTTTGGTGAAAAAGATCCTATTGTGGAATTTTCAAAACAATTACGCCAAACCCAAGACAAAGAAAATTGGAAATTGGCTAAAAAATTGGATCCTAAAATGCGTGTATTCGCTCCCGTAATCGTACGTGGTGAAGAGCATTTGGGTGTTCGTTTGTGGGAATTTGGTAAAGAAATTTACCTAGAATTCTTGTCATTAGCTGATGATGAGGACATCGGGGACTACACCGACATTTTAGAAGGAAGAGACATTACTGTTGATACAGTAGGTCCAGATGTTACAGGTACTGCCTACAACAAATCCTCAATTCGTGTTAAAACCAAACAATCGAATTTGGCTGAGGACAAAGAAACCATTAAAAGATGGTTATCTGAGCAACCCAACCCAACCGAATTGTACAAGCGTTATGAATTTGATGAAATGAAGCGTTTGTTACAAGAGTGGTTAAACCCTGAAGAGGAAGTTCCTGCTACCCAAGTAGTAGAGGAAGATGAGGAAGAAGTAGTTAAACCTGTAAAATCTAATTATTCATTAGAACCTAAAGCAACTAAAACTGACAAGTTTGATGCTTTGTTTGGTGATGATGATGATTTGCCCTTCTAATTATGGCTAAAAAATCGCTTACTGAGGCAGTATCTGCCCAAATTCAGGGAAACTTTGACCTTGAGCGTTTTAAGGAGAAAAAACTCCTTAATACAAACGTAAAGTTCAAGGAACAAAGATGGATTCCTTTCTCAAAAGCACTCCAGCAATCGATCTCGGTTGCTGGGGCCCCTATGGGTCACATCTCATTGTTGAGAGGTCACAGTAATACTGGTAAAACAACAGCATTACTTGAGTTGGCAATCAGTGCTCAAAAAATGGGTATTCTTCCCGTATTCATCATCACAGAAATGAAATGGTCTTGGGACCACGCCCGTACAATGGGATTCAAATTGGATGATGTTGTTGATAAAGAAACTGGTGAGGTAGTTGACCACAGTGGATTCTTTATTTACCGAGACAGAGCATCCTTAGGTACAATTGAGGATGTAGCAGAATTTATTGCTGATTTGTTGGACGAACAGAAAAAAGGTAACCTACCTTATGACTTGTGTTTCTTCTGGGATTCAATTGGTTCAATACCCTGTAAATTGAGTGTTGAGGCAAATAAAAATAATCCAATGTGGAATGCAGGTGCTATGTCCCAACAATTTGGTAACTTTATCAACCAACGTTTTCCATTATCTAGAAAAGAAAATTCACCCTATACCAATACAATGGTAGCCATTAACAAAATTTGGGTTGCTCCTGCTGAAAACATCATGTCGCAACCAAAAATGAAAATGAAAAATGGTGAAACTATGTTTTTGGATGCCTCTATTGTATTGACTTTTGGTAATATTACCAATAGTGGTACAAGCAAAATCAAGGCAACCAAAGATGGTAAAGAGGTAGAATTTGCTGTTCGTACTAAAGTATCTTGTGATAAAAACCACGTAACAGGTCTACAAACAAAAAGTGTTGTAATTGCCACTGTCCATGGTTTTATCGAGGATGATAAAAAAGATATCGATACCTATAAAAAAGAACATTCCCATGAATGGAAAAACATTTTAGGTGATGGTAAATTTGACATCATTGAAGACACCTCAGATTGGAACGAATCAACTCGTGATATACCTTTAGGATTGATGGATGAGGAATAAAGAATTATTTTCTCTTCTTGACAACATCAAGAAAGACGAGGAGGTTCCAACTTTCTCAAGACACAGTCGAGTTTTGTTTATTGACGGATTAAATCTATTTTTTAGAAACTTTGCAATGTTGAACTTCGTTAACCAAAACGGAGTTCACATTGGTGGGTTAGCTGGATTCTTAAGATCTTTAGGTGCACTTATTAAACTAAATCAACCAACCTCTGTTTATGTAGTATTTGACGGAATGGGTTCTTCTTTAAATAGGAAGAACCTTCTTCCCGAATACAAATCTAACAGAAACATTACCCGAATTACCAATTGGGACGTGTTTGAAAATTTGGAGGAAGAAAATGATGCTAAGGTGGACCAAATATCAAGACTTATCCATTATTTGCGCTGTTTACCCGTTAATATAGTATCACTCGATAAAGCCGAGGCTGATGATGCAATCGCGTACCTTGCTAACTACTTTGCGAAAGAACACAACTCCCAATCCATTATTGTCTCTAGTGATAGAGACTTTATTCAACTAGTTAGTGATAATATTACTATATATCGTCCAACAGAAAAAGACTTTTACACAGCCCAAACAGTAAAAGAAAAGTTCGACATATTACCTAATAATTTTATCATCTATAAAACATTGTTGGGAGATAACTCCGATAAAGTACAAGGTATCAAAGGACTAGGTGCCAAAAAATTACTCAAATTATTCCCAGAATTAACCCAAAAACACGTTACATTGGATGACATTTTAGAAATCAGTGCTCAAAAATACCAAGAACACATCATATATTCTAAAATTGTATTTGAGGAAAATAATTTGCGCCGAAACTATCAGCTGATGGATTTACAAAATCCTTTGGTAGACGACAGTCAGATTCGTATACTCGAGCAAATAGTGGAACAACAAATACCTTCTCTAGATATTCCGTCATTCATGCAAATGTATAATGAGGATGGTTTAGGAAATATTTTGAAAAACGTTAACTATTGGTTACAAGAAAATTTTAAAGTATTAAACAGTTTTAGAAAATAAAAGTTATGACATTAGGCTCATTAGCATCTTATGGAACCAGTTTCCAAATTAAAGTAATTGCCTGTTTGCTGAATGATAAAAAATTCTTACAAACAGTCCACGACATTCTATCGGATGAGTATTTTGATAACTCATCACACAAATGGTTAATTCAACAAATCTTGAAATACTACCACGAATACCATACTACCCCTAGTATGGAATATTTCCAGGTAGAAATTAAAAAAATTGAAAACGAAATTCTAAAAGTTGCTCTAGTTGAGCAATTAAGGGAATGTTACAAATCATTTGAAAGTGCTGAAGATATTGAATATATCGAGAAAGAATTTGCTGCTTTTTGTAAAAACCAACAGTTAAAAAATGCACTATTAAATAGTGTAGATATGTTAAATGCTGGTGATTATGATTCAATCCGATTTTTAATTGATAATGCCTTAAAAGCAGGTCAAGACAAAAATATTGGTCATGAATATGAAAAGGATGTTGAATCTCGCTACAGACACGAACATAGAATGATTGTTGCTACCCCATTTGACAAATTCAATGATCTACTCCAGGGTGGACTAGGAAATGGTGATTTAGGTATCGTCTTTGGTTCCCCAGGAGGTGGTAAATCATGGAGTTTGGTTGCAATGGGTGCACATGCTGTAGAAATGGGCTTTAATGTCATTCACTATACTCTAGAATTGGGAGAAGGTTATGTTGGTAAACGATATGATGCTTATTTTTCCCAGGTTAGTGTAGCCGAGGTTCACAACCACAGAGACCAGGTAGAAAAAGCCATTACAAATTTACCAGGTAAACTAATTATTAAAGAATACCCTCCTAAAAAGGCATCAATTTCTACTCTAGAGGCACATATCCAAAAATGTATAGATGCCGATACTAAACCAGATTTAATCATCATCGACTATGTGGATCTTCTTTCATCATTTCGCAAAACAAAAGAACGAAAAGACGAAATAGATGATATTTATATTAGTACTAAAAGTCTTGCCCGACAACTTAATATCCCCGTTTGGACTGCCTCACAGGTAAACCGAGCAGGAGCCAAAGACGATATTATTGAGGGTGATAAAGCGGCCGGCTCATATGATAAACTTATGATTGCCGATGTTGCTATATCCCTTTCACGTAAGCGACAAGACAAAGTTAGTGGACTAGGAAGATTTCACATTATGAAAAATAGATACGGAATGGATGGTTTAACATTTAATACTAAAATTGACACCACTACTGGTAGGTTTGAGTTATTGGGTGAAAGTTTTGATGATGATGAAACACCCCAACCAAAACAAAGCACTTATGCTAACCAATTAGATTCCGTTGATAAATCACTTCTTGCTCAAAGATTTTTTGAACTAAATCACTAAAATTATTTAAAACTATGAATATCGAACAAAGTATCTTGTCGGATGTTACCGTATACCTTAAGTATGCTAAGTATGTCCCTGAAAAAAACAGGCGTGAAACCTGGGAAGAACTCGTAACTCGTAATAAAAATATGCACTTGGAAAAGTTTCCTCAATTAACTGAGGAAATCGAGGCAGCATATAAATACGTTTACGATAAGAAAGTACTCCCATCAATGCGCTCAATGCAATTTGCAGGTAAACCAATTGAAATAAACAATTCACGTATTTTCAATTGTTCTTATTTGCCAATTGATGATTACAGAGCTTTTTCTGAAATTATGTTTTTGTTACTTTCTGGTTGTGGGGTTGGATACTCTGTTCAAACACACCACGTGGAACAATTACCTGAAATTAGAAAACCACTAAAATCAAAACGTTACCTAGTGGGTGACTCTATTGAAGGATGGGCCGATGCTGTCCGTATGTTAACTAAAGCTTATTTTGGTTTTACATCCACTGCCCCATTATTTGATTTTAGAGACATCCGTCCTAAAGGTGCATCTTTAATTACCGTTGGAGGTAAGGCACCAGGTCCAGAACCATTGAAAATTGCCCTAGTACATATGCAAGCAATTTTGGACCGTAAAAACGATGGTGAAAAGCTAACTACACTAGAATGTCATGATATTATCTGTCATTTGGCCGATGCTGTATTGAGCGGAGGAATTCGTAGGGCTGCTTTAATTTCCTTATTTAATTTGGATGATGAGGATATGTTGACTTGCAAATTCGGAAACTGGTGGGAAAATAACCCACAACGTGGCCGTGCTAACAATTCAGCGGTATTACTTCGTAACAAAATTGACAAAGACACATTCTTGAATCTTTGGAAAAAAATCGAGGCATCAAACAGTGGAGAACCTGGTTTCTTATTTACAAATGATAAAGATGCCGGAACTAACCCATGTGCCGAAATTAATTTGAAAGCAAACCAATTCTGTAACTTGTGTGAAATCAATGCATCCGATTTGGAAACACAAGAGGAATACAATGCAAGAGCTAAAGCTGCTGCCTTTATTGGTACATTACAAGCTAGCTACACTGATTTCCATTATCTAAGAGATGTTTGGAGAAAAACAACAGAAAAAGAGGCATTATTAGGTATTGGAATGACCGGTATTGCATCCGGTGCTATTTTCAAATTAAGTATGAAAGAGGCAGCAAAATCAGCTTGTGAAGAAAACGAAAGGGTAGCAGGTATTTTAGGTATTAACAAAGCAGCCCGCGTTACTACCGTAAAACCATCCGGTACTACATCTTTGGTATTAGGTACCTCATCTGGTGTACATGCTTGGCACGATGATTACTATATGCGCCGAATCCGTTTAGGTAAAAATGAGGCATTATATTCTTACCTATCTATTTACCACCCAGAAATGCTTGAGGATGATGTGTTCAAACCAACTATCCAATCGGTATTGTCGATTCCACAAAAATCACCTGAGGGTTCAATTACCCGTAGTGAATCTGCTTTGGAAATGTTGGAAAGAATTAAAAAACTCAACAAAGAATGGATTAAACCTGGTCACAGAAGAGGATCCAACATGCACAACGTGTCTGCTACTGTAACAATTAAAAAAGATGAGTGGGGACAAGTTGGTGATTGGTTGTTTGATAATAAAGAATACTTCACCGCATTATCATTCTTACCTGAGGACTTAGGAACATATGTTCAGGCACCTTTTACTACTATCACAAAACAGGAATTTGATGAGGCTGTTAAATCACTACATTCAATTGACTTGTCAAAAGTTGTTGAAATTGATGATAATACAGCATTAATGGATCAAGCCGCTTGTGCTGGTGGAGCGTGCGAAATCGCCTAACTTCGGCTAAAAATTAAGGAAGGGCTTGGTTTTCCAAGCCCTTTTTTTTATATTTACTACAAATAAGTTATGAATATAGAAAATTTAAATCCCGAGGAATTAAGAACGTTACAAACATTACTCAATAAAATTAATCCTCCTCAACCACAACCCAATTTATATTTTGATCCTGTCAATAAAATGATTGACGATATTATGGATGAATTTGATTTTTATAAAGTTCAAGAAGTAATGGAGTATTTAAATTGGAGATGGGCTGGTGAGTATGTTACCATAGACATGCTTAAAGAAACAGCCAAGCGATTACTTAGAGAGGCAGCCGATTTGAGACTAGGTGATTATAAAGACACACACTGGGAACAAGGTGTTATTTGTGCTACTGGTGGATTTCAGGCAATGGCGTGGTGTAATGAAGATAAAACTGAAGTTAATGCTTTGGATTTGAAATTTGTATTAGCAGATTGGGATGCTCAAATAGAAGATTAATATGGTAATATTTTTATTAATAGTGGTGATATTGTATTTAGGTGCTATAAACGATAAATTGAAAAAATAATGACACCAAAAGAAAAAGCAGAACAACTTATAGATAAGTTTTATCAAACAACCCCAAACGAAGCTTGGATTAATGAACCTATTGGAATAGCAAAAGAATACAAAGCTTTTAATCAAGCAAAAGAATGTGCATTGATTATGATAGAAGAAATATTATGTAATTCAACATTTTTATTAAGTAATGGAGAATTATATTACTGGAGAGAAGTAAAACAAGAAATAGAAAAGTTATGACACAAGAGGAACTATATAAGATAGCATCTGACTCATGGGAAGGGTGTGATGGATGTAATGAAAATGATAGAATGTTCTGGATTAATGGATTTATGAAAGCAGCCAATTTATTTGGTGACATAGATAATTTACCTAACTCTCAACAATTAGAGGAAAAAGGACAATTAATGGGTGAGTTATTTAATAAATTAATCAATAATCAACAAAATCTAGACCCTGAATTTGGTAAAATCATTTCGGAAAACTTTGATGATTTAATATGAAACTATTAACTGTTTTAGTAGTACTGTGGTTTATGATTATATTTTTTGGGAAAGTAAAAATAGAGGAAGCATGACACCACACCAAAAAGCAGCACACGAAATTATTCATGAATACTATTTCATGTTACCAAACAATGGTTCATTAAATAGTGGTATTAATAGTTGTGAATCAAGATATAAGGAAGCAGTTGATTGTGCTTTACTAAGTGTTAAACGACTTATATTAACATTAGAATTTATGGCAATGGAACCTAATTCTGCTTTTGTAATGGATAGAATAAATTTTTATGATGAGGTACAAACCGAATTATATAAAATAAAAAATGGTTATAGTAAATTATCATGGGAAGAATTAATTGAGATATTTAAAAAATAATATGAAAAAAATAATTATAACATTATGTGCTGTAGTCGGAATGGCTAGTTGCACTAACCAACCAACCCAGAAAACAACTAAACCATTTATTGCTGTAATGCAAAACGGAATGGACTACAGTGAAATTGGATGTGACAGTTTTAAAATGATAAGTAAAACACAAGTCATTACCTACAACAATGGTGCGGCAATGCCTATTGTAGCTGATGAAATTAGAGTTCATGCTAATGAACAATAATCAAATACCTACAGCATTAGAATTCCTACTTAGGGATGAAAGTAATATTTTCAATGAAGTAGACATCACTCAAGCTATGGATGAATACGCTAAACTACATGTTGAAAGAATAAAACAATTCTTGTATGAAGAAATATGTGAGCGTAGAGATTATTCAGCATCTAAAATGTGTGAAGAAGTAATTAAATTTATAGAAAACAATGAGCAACGATAAAATTAAAACAGTAAACATGAATAAAGGTACATTGGAAAATGTATTGAATGATTTAGAACACTTGTCCGGATTAATGAATGATTTGATTGTTGATATGCACAATGTAAAGGGTGGTCAACAAGCAAGACATAGTTATATGCTTTATAGAAAGTATATTTGGGATATTCAAGCTGAATTAAAAAAAGGTATAATCAATGAGCAATAATAAACAAAGTAGCGTAGTAGATTTTATCTATAATGAACTTTTTGTCGTAAAGAGATGGATGGATTTAACTCCTGGGGATATAGAATATATATTCAATCAAGCCAAAGCAATGCACAAACAAGAATCAATTGATTTGCTGAATCACCACAACGATATTTTTGATACAAGTGAAGAACATTACAACAAATGGTTTAAAGGTAATAATGAGCAACAATAGGATTAATCAATATAGCATAACATACTCTAAACCTGAACCTGATTATGAATTTTCAAAAAGTTTAATGGAAATACTATCATTGATTGAAGCAAAATACGGGGATAATCAAACATTTACCCTTGAAATGGGTAACTTTACATCTGATGAGTATGGTAGTTACAGAATGATATTTAAGGATTCTAAAAATCCGGACATTACTTTATGTACTGTGATTTGGGATAGGATATTTGGAGAAGTAAAAATACAAGAATAATGACACAACAAGAATTTGAACAACATAGACAAAAATGGTTAAAAGAATGGGCCGATCATTGGAGATTACTAGATATTGATTTTGAATGTTATATGCTCATGCAGGGTATTACCCCTGATGATTATAAAAAATTAAATGAGGCTAGTTGGAAAACAAATGAAAAATAAAATTGATTGGGAAGAAATAAAATCCAGTATCTACTTGATAATTTATTTGGCTACAATGATGGGGATAGCCTATATTTTTCTTTAAAAAAAGTTTGGCTATCAGTCTTCTTTTTTGTATACTTAATACAAATAAAAGGTTATGACTGAAGTTGAAAAATGTTTAAAGTGGAAGTTGACCCATGATCCTACACCTCCAAAACCAAACAAAACATACAATAAATTTTTTTGGTGGCGCCGTTATCAAGAACATAAATTTTTATCTAAAATGTCCCCTATTTGGAATAAGGCCAAAAACGGTGATTATGATGTTTCACCGTATTGGAAGCAATTTCAATGGGAATTTTGGTTTGAAGAACAAGAAATAGCTAAATTCCATAAAGAATATAGCGGTGCTGCCGAAAATTTTGGATGGGGAGAAAGACAAGTATCCAAACTGTTTTGGGAAAGAAGAAAACGTTTGTTGAATGATGCCGAACGCGATGAAAAAAACAGATGGGAGTTATTAGTAAAAGATCTCAAAACATGTTTTGGTGGTACCGAAGAGGAAATAAAGGATATGTTTGAATCGTTTGAAGGTACAATGATTGAATTTATTACCGCTTATCGTGATTCAAGAAATCTTCCAAAAATCCAACCTGTTCCTAAATTTTAATTTGGTTATTTAAGATATTTTTATTATATTTAAGTTATGAAAATAAGTCATGAAGTTCCTTTATGTTTATTAGAGGATAGTTTAGGTTTTAATGATTATGATTATGCCCTAGTGCATTTACTAGACAAAGATGAGGACTATGTTGATTTCTTTATGAAAGCAAAACAACAAGGTCGTTATATTATTTTAGATAATTCACTACATGAATTAGGAGAGGCATATCATGATAAAGGTTTATTACATTGGGTTGATAAATTGCGTCCTAATGAATTTATTGTTCCTGATGTATGGGAAAATACAAATGCATCTATTGTTAATGCTAGAAAATGGGCTACAATTGAATTGCCTGAAGAAGTTACTAAAGTAGCAGTTGTTCAAGCTCAAAACTTTTTAGATGCTGTTGTTTGTTATCAAACATATAAAGATTTAGGTTATAAAAAGATTGCTTTTTCATATGGTGCTGAATATTATTTAGATCATTCTAATCATCCTAATAAAAACTTAGCTAAATCATTAGGTCGTATTCAAGTAATAAGTAGAATGTATGAAATGGGTTTGATTGATCCTAATGACAGGGTACATTTATTAGGCTGCCAGGTACCACAAGAATTTAGTTGGTACAAAGATGCTGGATTTATTGAAACTATTGATACATCAAATCCTATTATGGCAACTTTAGATGGTATTAAGTATGGTAGAAATGGTTTAACTGAAAAACCAAAATCTAATATGAATAATAATTTTTATATCACCGATATAGATTATGATTTATTGGATTATAATATATCAATATTTAGAGAATTATTAAAATAAGTTATGAATAAAGTATTAAAAATCGTTTACAAATGTACCATTGGGATTAATATCCTAGCAGGTTTAGTTAGTATTATTAACCACAACTATGTTTTGGGAATTAACCAATTTCTAGTTGCTTGGTTTATGTTTATGTATTATAATGAAAGAAATAAATAAGTTATGGAAGAAATGTTATCACTTTATGATTACTTAGGTAAAGCAGCAGGTAGAGAATTAGGAAACCAAGTTTACAAATCCGCTAGTGCTAAAAAAATCCAAGTAACAGAAAAACACGTATCAAATCCTGTTTATTCAGGTAAAATTTTAATGTATCCAAAATCATTTTTGGACAGTTATTTTAACCCTCAACCAGTGAACAATTATGAACACGAAGACTTACCCTTCTAAACCAATGAAAGATATTAATCCTGCTTGGGAAGCTGAGATTAAAAAACAATTAGATGCTATTTGGGAAAATCGTTATCGCCTTAGCTTGTCTAATTTAGAAATGTTATGTAGATTAGCAAACAAAACAAAATTATAATATGGAACCAAATACATTTTTACACAATGGATCATCTTATGCTTTAGGTACATCAAACGCAACTATCCTTTCTAACCCTAGCAGTTATGCTTTAAACACACCAATTTCACAATCATTTAATTTAATACCACAAAACACAGTTATGCAAAACAAAGTAGCAGTTTTCAAAGTAACAAGAGACGAAAACAACAAAATCACAGACACTAAGTTTATTAAAGAACTTTGGGTAGAAACAAAAAATCAATCAGTAGAATTTCAAGTAGCTAGAGATAAAGATTTAGCTGACTATGATGCTAACGATTTATTTATTAAAACAATTTACACAGTAACATTTTAATGAATAAACAAGCAGTATTGTCATTAAGTGGAGGTATGGATAGCTCCACGTTGTTGCTTCATCTACTTGCCAATGGCTATGAAGTGACAGCACTGTCTTTTGATTATGGACAAAAACATCGAGTTGAACTTGAGCGTGCTCAAGATTTAGTAAACTATTTAAATTTACACTTATTAACTAAAAACCATCCTCCATTACCTAAAGGTGTTAGTATTGAGCAAGTACTTGGTAAACAACCTATTAATTACCAAGTAATTAAACTTGATGGATTGAGCCAACTACTCAATTCAGCACTTGTAACAGGTGGGGCTGAAGTTCCTGAAGGCCACTATGCTGAAGAAAATATGAAAGCAACTGTCGTACCTAATAGAAACAAAATATTTAGTAGTATAATTCAGGCAGTAGCCTTATCAATAGCAGATGCTAAAAACACGGACGTTCATATTGCGATGGGTATTCATGCTGGTGATCACGCTATTTATCCTGATTGTCGTCAGGAGTTTAGGGATATTGATTATCAGGCCTTTGTTGCTGGGAATTGGAATGCTGAAAGAGTTAGTTACTATACTCCTTATATAAACGGAGATAAATACTCTATTTTAGAAGATGGTCTAAAATGTTGCGAAACATTAGGGGTTGATTTTGATGAAATATATAAACGTACAAATACATCTTATAAACCAATGCAACATTCAGTTTATTGGGAAAATGAACATGGTGAAACACTTCATTCAGTTGAATGGTTTAGTGATTACAAATCAGCATCTTCTGTTGAACGAGTAGAGGCATTTATTAAATTAGGAAGAAAAGATCCTGTATCTTATGCCGATGAATTTGGCCCAGTAACTTGGGAGTACGTAAAAGAGTACGTATCGTCCGTTTTAGATGATTACCAAAAAACAGTATAGAAAATCCCAACCTTATCCCCAAATGTATATTGTGGTAAACAAAGCTGGAGAAGTATTCTCTGGCTTTGTACAAGGTTCTATTCAATGGTCCTATAATTGGTCTAATGCAAAACCACTATTTGAACAAAACACATCTTGGCTCCTGTCTCTAAATCCAGGAGCCGAGGTAATTAAAGAAGAAGAAATTATATGAAAAAATTACATGAACAAAAAAGTATTATTGATCCTGAGAAGGTAATCAAAGTAGAACCGAAAATGGTTAGAGAAGATTTTAAACATCCAGATGCTAAAAAACACCAATTAGTTAGTTTTATTAAATCGGGTGTTAGAATAATTGGTTACACCTTTTTATTTTTTGACATTACTATGGCCGCAGTAATACTAATTGCAAGTGAGGCAATAGGGGTTTTAGAAGAATTAGTATAATAATATGGCACAATCATACTTAAATTTTAAGCAAAACTTAAATGAGTCTGATCAAAAACTTTTAGAAATTGGACAACTTGTTGACCCATATATTAAAGATTTTATGTTTAATGAAGTAGGAAATACTATTTCTACCAATTTTAAAGATGATCAACATAATGATATTAGTGTTAGATTTCATAAATTTAAAAAAGAATCTAGTGGTTATGAAGTAGAATTCACAATTAATAATAAAAGTGCTGAAGCATTTAAAACAGATACAAAACATTTTTTTAAAATAATATCTACTGTTACACATGCTATAAATAAATTTATTGAAGTTTATAACCCAACACAATTATTCATTGAAGGAATGGATAAACCAAGTAAAGAAGGACAAAAAAATATAATATGGTTACAATATATTAAAGTTAATTTGGATGCTACTGATTATGTAATAGGAAACCATAAAAATGGATTTATGATTCAAAAAAATACAAAATAAATATGAAAAAATTAATATATTTTAGCGCTGGCTGGTGTCAGCCGTGTCGTACACTAGGTCCTATTATGGAACAAGTACGAGAAAAAATACCAGTAGAAAAAATTGATGTTGATAATGCTCCAGCAGTTGCGGCCGCTTATAATGTCCGTAACATTCCAACCGTAATTCTTGTGGAAAACGGAGAAGAAATTCGTAGATTTACAGGTGTAAAACCGTTAAACGATATCTTAAATTTTATATAAAAATGAATAAATATATTTCAACAAAAGTATTTGATGGATTCAGTTGTGTGTTCCGTCAATGGAAAGCAGAGGGTACACACTGTAAATTCCTTCATGGTTATGGAGTAAGCTTCAAAGTATGGTTTGAGGGTGAACTTGATGAAAGAAATTGGGTTTGGGACTTTGGAGGTATGAAACGTGCCAAAGGAACTATCGATGGTATGAATCCTAAAGAATGGATGGACTATATGTTTGATCATACTCTAATTATTGCCGAAGATGATCCATATTTGGCTGGATGGAAAGCTATGGGTGAACATGGATTGGCTCAAGTAAGAGTTATTCCTGCTGTCGGTGCTGAACAATTTGCTAGATTTATATATGAAAAACTTAATACATTTATTAATGAAGAAACTAATGGACGTGTTAAAGTTATTCAAGTAGAATTTATGGAACACGGAAAAAACAGTGCAATTTATAAATAATAAAAATGGATAATACTAAAGTAACAGAAAAACAATGGAACATCCAGGAACCTGGTCGTATCACAGATTATAATAAAAAATTACCTGTACTAGAGGTTTATACATGTGTTCAATCAGAGGGATCACGTCAAGGTAGACCCACAGTGGCAATCAGAACAACTGGTTGTACCCACAGATGTTGGTTTGGTGCCGGTGGTTGGTGTGATTCTTGGTACACGAGTATTCACCCTGAAAAAGGTATTTATACCTTTAATGACATTATTAAAATCTATGATGAAAACCCTCATATTAGAGAAATGATGTTGACTGGTGGTTCACCTACTATGCAACCTGACCTTTGTAATGAATTAACTCACTTTGCTTATGAGAGAGGTATTTTCATTACTATTGAAACTGAAGGATCACATTTTATTAAAACAGATCACCAAATTGGTTTAATTTCTTTATCACCTAAGTTTAGTAATTCTGTTCCTAAGCTTGATGTTAATACACCAATGGGTAAGTTAGTTGACCAAAAAATGATTGATCAACACAATAAATTCCGTTTAAATTATGAAGCAATGCAAATGATGATGGAATATCACGGTGATTATCATTTTAAACCTGTATGGGATGGTACTGATGAAAACTTTAATGAAATTGAAGAATTTAGATTAAAGATGGATATTCCAAAATGGAAAACCTGGTTGATGCCTGCTGGTGATACTAGAGAAACATTAATTGAAATGTATCCTATCTCAATTGAAAAATGTATGCAAGTAGGTTATAATTGGACTGGTAGAGACCACATTATTGCTTACGATACTAAAAGAGCAGTTTAATGGACTTACTTTCAACCCACCCAGTTAAAAAACTAGATTTAGGCTTTCACGGCAATCTATTCGGCGGCAAATTGCTTAGCTGGATAGATGCCGCTGTTGCCGCTTATGCAATGGAAAAATGCAGATCACAAAATATGATTACAATTGCCATTGATGAATGTGTATTTAAAAAACCTGCCCGGGAAAAAAACCTAGTAAAAATTTATGCCGAAATGGCTAAAGTAGGAAATACATCTGCTACCTTTAGAGTAGAGGCAAGAGCCTATAATGTATTTAGAGGAGATGAAGTTACTTTATTATCTACCAACATGACATTTGTTAGAGTAGATGATGAAGGGATGCCTATCTCAATATCCAAACAGGTTAAAGACCAATTTTACACACCCGAATCAAAATTATGATATCATTAATATTATGTGCATTGGCAGGAGCCTTAAATGCCACCTACGAAATTTTATTTGTAAGCTTTAAATATAGCATTTTCAGCAAATTAAATCCTCAATACTGGGACCCTAAAACATCCTGGGTATACAAATGGAAATATCCTTTAAGACCGGCTACCAATCGTTGGTATTATTTTGGGTTTATTCCCCGTCATGAGGAAAGGTTTCCTTATTCATCCACTATTTTTGTTTGGGCAACTGATGCCTGGCATTTATTTAAGGCAATAATGCTGGTATGTTTGATGTCGGCAATGGTTTTATATTCACCTATTATTACACCCTTTGTTGATTTCTTTTTACTTTATGTTGCTTTTACATTTGTTTTTACAATTTTTTATGATTATATTTTAAGACGATGAATCGATTAGACGAACAATACCAAAGATTACTTCAAGACATTATTGAATTTGGAGTAGAAAAAAAGGATAGAACAGGAACAGGAACTAAATCTTTATTTGGTTATACTATTAGACATAATATGAGAAATGGTTTCCCATTACTTACAACCAAAAAAATGGCTTGGAAACAAATAGTAACAGAGTTAATATGGTTCTTAAGAGGTGATACTAATATCAAGTATTTAGTTGATAATGATTGTCATATTTGGGATGGTGATGCGTATAAGAATTATGCCGCTAAAACATCGATGGATGCTGATGGACAATTTACAAAAGAAGAATTCATCAATAAAATCAAAACAGATGATAAGTTTGCTAAGAAGTGGGGTGACCTTGGTAGAATCTATGGGGCGCAATGGAGAAGTTGGGACACCAGTATTCCAGTAGACCAAGTTGTAGAAGTAAGTGATGACGGTGAATTTGAACTAGAATACAATTCAATAGACCAAATCCAAAACCTAATCAATGAACTTAAAACAAATCCTGACTCAAGACGATTAATGGTTTCGGCTTGGAACGTAGGTGAATTAGACCAAATGGTATTACCTCCTTGTCATTATGGATTTCAAGTTTATACTAGAGAGTTGACATTTGCTGAACGTTTAAACTTATTAGGTAATATTAAAGCAGAAGATATAAATAAGGATTGGTTTGAAAAAAATAATACTCCTAAACGAGCAATCTCTTTAATGTGGAATCAAAGATCGGTTGACACCTTTTTGGGTCTTCCCTTTAATATAGCCAGCTATGGTTTATTACTTGAGATTATTGCTAAAGAAGTTAATATGGTACCTGATGAATTGATTGGTAATTTAGGTGATACTCATTTGTATTTGAATCATATTGAACAGGCTAAAGAACAAATTGGTAGAGATTATACATTAGATGAACGACTTAATATGGTTTCTGAGGAAATACAAAAAGAATTTAGTAATGGTATAGTTAATTTACCTAATTTTCCAAACACTCCAGTTTGGAGTGATGGTGGGAAAATGTCCTGTTTAGATGATTTTGGAGTACCTCGTAGAACAAGAGAACCATTTGAATTACCTAAATTGAAAATAAATACTGAATTTTGGCAAACAGAATCAGGTGAATGCGGAATAGGGCCTTTAAAAACAAATTTGATGGGATTTGAAATTGACGATTTTACTTTAGAAAACTATCAATCACACCCAACAATTAAAGCACCCTTGTCAAATTAAATTTGGTTTTATTAAATTATTTTATTATATTTACAAAATAAAAAGTTATGACATATGAAAATTTTCTAAAAGTAATTTTACAATTACAAAAACAAGACAGAATTATAGATAACCTCTATAAAAATAATGTTGACTTGATTGAGTTTGTAGATCCTTACCACGGCATTATACAAACTCTCATGAAAGAAATCTACGGCGAGGAAGGAGTTGATTGGTTTAACTGGTTCTGTTATGAAAATGATTTTGGAACAAAAGGATTAGAGGCATGGGATGAAAATAAAAATCGAATCTGTTACAGTCATGAAACACTGTGGCAATATTTAGAAACACTTAAAAAAGAAAATGGAAAATAATTTTAAACCAGACTCGATTGTACAAGCAATCATTGATAAGTTTGCCGCTAGAGCAAAAATGGGAAAAGAAAAATACGGTGTTACTATGGACCGTGATGATTTAGAATTTTGGGATTGGTTAAACCATTTTCAAGAGGAATTAATGGATGGTATAGTATATGCTGAAAAATTAAAACAACAAATTAAAAAATAATATTTATACGATATGAAACGTATAACACCAGAACAATTTGAATCATATTTAAAATTTGAAGACCATTTCTATGCTTTCTTTTCTTCCGATACTTGTAGACATTGTCAAACAATCTCACCGGTTTTAGAAAAAGCATTTTCCTCTTCAAAAACACCATTATATAATGTGAATCAAGAAGATCCTTTTTTAAATGAGGAAATGGGTGTTGAATTTTACCCAACAGTTTTAGAAGTTAAAAATGGAAAAGTTATAAAAAAATACGTAGGTTTTAGCAGATTAGTTCATGAATACCAAAATTCTATTTAACGAGCAGCAAATTCAAGATGCTGTAAAAACAATTTCTTACGATATAAACACCACCACAGATTACTGGAGTGAAAAAAATGTATTTGTTGGAGTACTAACAGGTGGTTATATGTTTTATTCTGATTTGGTAAAACAAATCAAATTTCCTATTGAATGTGATTTTATCCGAACCAAATCATATGTAACAAATCAATCCCAAGTTAAACCTGTGGTAACCAAAGATTTAGAGATAGATGTAGAGGAAAAAAACATATTCCTAATCGATGACATTCTAGATTCAGGCAATACAATGAAATTTTTATTGAATCACTTTCTAAGCAAAAAACCACTTAGTATAAATATTGTAACCTTATTAACTAGAGAGGGAATAAAGTTTGAAAATAGATTTGGAAAAATGTATACTGGTTTATATATTGAGGATGACAGTTGGGTTGTAGGATACGGAATGGATGATAACGGTTTGTATCGCAACACCCCTTATATATTTGTAAAATAAGTTTTATATGACTAACGATAATAAAAAAACATTTACCCTCGATTTAGAGGTAGTTAAAATGGGTTATGCCAATGGAATTGCTCCTGGTTTCCCACTTACTGAAAAAGAAAAATGGTCTATGGTAGACGAAGCAGCAGAGGCATATGGTAAATTCTTAGATGCTTTAGGTTGTGATTGGAGAAATGACCCCAATTCCTCCGATACTCCTAGACGAGTAGCAAAAGCATATGTATTTGATCTATGGAAAGGTAGATACGATTCAATGAGTGATATTACCTCATTCCCATCAGATGGTTATGATGGTATTGTAATTGAACGTAATATTCCTCTAACTAGTATGTGTTCACACCACCACCAAACAATTGGAGGTGTAGTTCATATTGGTTATGTAGTAGGTGAAAATGGTTCTGTAATTGGTTTAAGTAAATTAAATCGTATTGTAGAACATTTTGGACGTAGGGGTGCTATTCAAGAACAATTAACATCCGCTATTCACCAAGCAGTAGATAAAATTTGTGAAAACAACAAAGGTGTTATTGTCACTGTAGTTGCAACTCACAATTGTGTTTCCTGTAGAGGTGTAAAACACCAAGGTGCTTCAATGGTTACCACCAAAGCCTCTGGAGTATTTTTAAACAATGAAAACCAAGCACGTAAAGAATTTTTTGATTCATTAAAAATAAACAACGGAGGACATCAGATATGATTTTAAACGCAGAACAAATAATGGAGCAAGGTCTAATTACTATAGACAATGCTTATGGAAAACCTGCTCAAGTAGGTTATGATTTATCTATTAAAGGGGTAAATAAAGTTGGAGGTAGAGTTGGTAAAGTATTGGTTGATAAAACTGAACTTAACACTCATACCCCTGTTGAAAAAACTAATTTAGATGGTAAATCTGGATTTTTATTATATGCTGGAGTTTATGATATGATTATGAATGAGGGTTGCAATATTCCCTCTAACAAAGTAGGTTTAGTTAGACAACGTTCATCATTAATGAGAAATGGAGCCATTATTACCTCTAGCATTTTTGATCCAGGATTTAAAACAAATAATGTAGGTACTTATATGATTGTGTTTGAAACTATTTTTATTGAAGAAAATGCTAGAGTAGCACAAATGTATTTTCATGAATGTGAACCTGTAGCCCAAGACAAATTATATAATGGTCAATGGCAAAACGATAAACAAAGAAATAAATGATAGATGCAATTATTTTAGTTTCAATTCTTGCTGTAGTTGGAGGTTTAGTATTTTGGTTAAAAAAACATTCCGATAAAGTAAGAAAAGAAATGATTCAAGAAATAGAGGATGAACAAAATCCCTCTAATTAATTAATTGGTTTAAAGGCTTGGTTTTCCAAGCCTTCTTTTTTATATTTAATTAATGTATCAAGCAATTTATTACGATAGAGACGAAAGACAATATTATCTAAGAGATGATAAAAAAGGGTGGAAATCCTTTAAATATTATCCAACATATTATCTTCCTGATCCTGAAGGAGAAATGCAAACACTAGATGGTGTTAGAGTATCTCCTGTTACTAAAATGAAGGATTGGCAAGATACTAGATATTATGAAAAAGATGTTGATAAGGATGTTCGTGTATTAGTTGACCTTTATTATGAAACAGATGATACCCCAACTTTCCATAATGTAGTTTACTTAGATATTGAGTGTGAGATTGCAGGTGCATTAACTGAAGAATATATTAAAGATCCTAAAGGTAAAATTACATCGGTAGCTCTATATGACAATAATACTCAACAATACTATTGCTTAATTGTAGATGAAACTAACTCAATCGGTAATTTTACTGAAGATAACAAAACAATTATTACATACCCTAATGAAAATGAATTGTTACATGGGTTTTTAGATAAATGGATTGAATTGGATCCTACTATTATTGCGGGGTGGAATAGTGGATTTTTTGATATTCCCTACCTGTATTATCGTATTAAAAAAGTATTAGGTGATTCTGCGGTAGTTTATCTATCTCCACTTAATAAAATGTGGTTTACACCACAATTCCCAGAACAACCAGTTAATATAGCAGGTATTTCCCATCTTGACTATATGCAGTTGTTTAAAAAATATATTACTAAACAAGAGCCATCTTATAAATTAGGTGATATAGGTAAAAAATATGCCAAATTAGATAAAATTGAATATCAAGGCTCATTAGATAAATTATTTAAAGAAGATCCTCATAAATTTATTGATTATAACTTACGTGACGTAGAAATCATAGTTGAATTAGAAAAGAGACTTAAATTTATTGAATTAACAATTACAATTTGTCACTTGTGTCACACAACATATGAGGCAATCTATTATTCAACTTTACTAAATGAGGGTGCTATTTTAACTTATCTAAAACGTAAAGGTATTGTTTCACCAAATAAACCAACTACCTACAATCCAGCATTAAAAGAATTAGTAGAAGAATACGCTGGTGGTTATTTAAAAGATCCAGTACCTGGTTTATATGAGTGGGTTATTGACTTGGACTTTACCTCTCTATACCCATCAATCATCAGATCACTTAATATGGGTATTGAAACTCTAGTAGGACGAATAGTAAATAGAGACAAATATGATAATCAGTGGTCACTTAAAGAATTAAAAGAATTAGATCCTGATTTGGAATTAACTATTGAAAAAGTTAAAAAAGATAGAACCACTATTCGTAGTGAGGTAAAAGTAAAAGAATTAATAGATATAATTGTAAAAAATGATTTAATTATTTCGGCCCCTGGTGTTATTTTTAGAAAAGATGTATCTAGTGTTGTTTGTGAAATATTGGCTGACTGGTTTGCTAAACGTCAAGAATATAAAAAATTAATGAAAAAAGCATATAAGGAAGACAATGATCCGGTTATGGGTTCTTTTTATGATAGACGTCAACACGCATATAAAATTAAACTAAATGATGTTTATGGTGTGTTTGCTATTAATGGGTGGAGATACACCGATGGTAATAAGTTTATTAGTAAAGCTATCACATTAACTGGCCAACGATTAACTCAAGAATCAATCAAATTTGTTAATGAGTGGATGAATCAACAATTAGGAACCGAAGACAAAGACTATATTGTTACCTCCGATACTGACTCATTATTCATTCAGGTTAAAGACTTAATTTTACAACGTAACCCCGAACTAATAGATGCCGATAGAGAAACAATTGTAAAAGAGGTATTACAAGCTGCTACCGAGATCCAAAAACTAGCAAATGATAACTTACACAAATTAGTTCAAGAATTATTCAACATCAAATACCCAAACGAACCTCATTATTTTGAGTTAAAACAAGAGGTTGTACTTGAACGAGGTTATTTTGCTGGTAAAAGAAGATATGCTCAATTTATTGTAAATAAAGAAGGTGTACCTGTTGAGGAACTAGATGTAAAAGGACTAGATTTGATGAAATCAAATTTCCCACCTTTATTCAAACGATTTGGGGAAGATATAATTAAACAAATCATGTTTGGTAAATCTAAACCAAGTATAGATTCTCAAGTACTTGATTTTAGAGAATCACTACAAACAATTGAATGGAAAAAAATCCTAAAACCAACTGGATTGAAACAATTAAGAGAATATACTGAATCACCTCCTAAGTTAGGTGAAATATTTTCAAAATTGAAATCTAAATGTCCAATTAATACTAAAGCAGCTATATTCTATAATGATCTGCTTAAATTTAAAAAACTAGACAAAAAACACTCATTATTTCAGGTAGGTGATAAAATGTTTATTGCCTATTTAAAAAACAATCCATATAAAATAGATGTTATTGGATTTAATGGATATGATGACCCTCCAGAGGTAATTGAATTTATTAATACCTATATTGATCGAGATGGTATTTTTGATGGTGTTATGAAAAATAAACTAGAAACACTATATGATGATATTGGGTGGGGAAAACCAATTTTCAATCGTAATGTTCATAAGTTTTTTAAATTTTAGTAAAAATAATTTGTTTATTTAAAAGTTTGTTTTTATATTACTAATATGAGAATTAAAGACGGAATAATTTTAATAATTGGTAGTTTAGTAGTAGGCTGGGCTATTTTACATTCAAGACCTGTAATTAAAGATCCACTAGCTTGGGGTGAGATTGCATTACTAGACACCTTTACTCCGGCTAAACCTGTAGACACGGTAATTTCGGTTAAGGGCAAAAAAGCATTATTTATAGGTGATTCCCACACGGCAGCTGATTATGGGTGGCAATACCAGGTTTGCAAACAAACAGGAATGAGTTTTAATAATACAGCCGTTGGAGGAAAACAAACCTCATGGATGGTTCAAATATCACAAACATCTATAACTCCTTATTTTGATTATTGTTTCATTTTTGGAGGTGCTAATGATATGGCCGGTAACAGACCTCCTATGAGATCAGTTAAAAATATTCAGTCTATTGTTGATGTATGTAATAAAAATAATATTAAACCTATAGTGATAACAGGGTTTGATCCTATAACTTGTATAGATATTAGGGGTAGAGATAATTATAAAGGTTATCCCCAACGCTATGCTAAGTTTCAACAACTGCTCTTAGATTCAATTCAAGGTGCATTAGTACTAAAGACTCATTGTATTTCAAGAACAGACTGTGGGGATTTTCTATGTCATATGACAGCATCAGGACATAAAAAGATGGCTCAAGCTGTTATTCAAGGTTGTAAATTTAAGAAAATATAAAATGAAAAAATTATTACTTTTATTATTAATCATTCCGTCTAAGATTTTTGGACAGTATGTAACAGTTCCTACTCATTATGATTGTGAACATGCTGCTAATCATATTTTAAAAGGACATCTTCCTATGTTTTTATCTGATTCAGTAAAATTAGTTACTGAAAAGAAAAAAGAAAGATATGTTACTGATTATGGTTATCCTATTGATAGAGTTAAATCTAAAATTGATAAAGTATTTCTTAAGGGAAAACCGGAATTTACAAGTAGAACCAATGGTGGATATATTTTTTCTATAGCCGTTATTGATAAAAATGATGATACTAAGGTAATAAACTATGTGACGTTTCATGTGGATGCTTGGACTCAAAAAATAGTTGAAATTGAAATTTTATTAGGAGAATAAATATGCCTTGGTGGGATAAATACTTTTTTCAAATATACTGGGGTTGTATAGCTGGAATATTTGCATTGAGTGCAGTTTCATATACTCATAAGCCTAAAACTAAAAAACCTAAGTTTGAAACAATTGAATACAAAGACACAATAAAATGAAAAAATTAATATTAATGTTAATGGTGCTATTTACCGGAATGGTAAATGCACAATGTGATTTTTCTAAAGTAAACTTGAAACAATGGAATCAAGGTACTTACTACAAATTTCAACTAACTGGATGGGATACAGATTCATGTAAAAATTACATGTTTATGGTCTATGATTTCCAAAACAAGAAAACAGACACTATTCCTGATAAAAGTGGTATAGTTGAAGTTAGTTTTAACCTCCCAGGTGAATACAAGTTGTATGTAAAGTTGTGGGACAAATGCAAAAAGTGTGATACAGCAATGTATCGTATAATAAAAGTTGCTGGTTGGAAACCAACGGCAAATGTAAAGTTTATTAAAAAGACTTGTGATAGTATGTGGTTTGAAATGCCCGCAATGAATACTAAAGATACTTGTTGGACTAACTACTTTTATGTTTATGGAGGTAAAGAATTAGATGATTTAACTACTAAAGAATGGACTACAATGAGTGACTATGATTTGTATATGTATTATAGTTTTGATGAAAAAGACTTATTAGCTAATCCTGAATCAAGAATACTAAAATATAAATTTCCTAAAGATGGTAAATATTTAGTTATTGGTCAGTATTACAATAAATGTCTAAATCAAGACACAGTTATATTTACTCGTCATACTATTGATTGTAATATATCATCTGTAACTGAATTTAATAAACAACAAGTTTTACCTGTAGGTACTTATGATGTATTAGGCAGACCTGTAAATGAAATGAAAGAAGGTCAAGTATACATTGAAGTTCTTAATAATGGTACTCGCAGAAAAATACTTAAAAAGTAAAAATTTCCCCACTTCTGGGATACCAGATTTGGGGAATTTATATATTTATAACAAACAAAAATGAAAAAATTTATCTTATCTGTAGTTGCTTTACTAGGTTTAGTATTCACTACAAACGCTCAAATGATCGTAGACGCTGAAATGTTCAAAGCTAACCCTAACCAGTTTATGGGTAAAGTTGTAACAATCAAAAATGTAGTTTACAAAGGAAGTTCAATGACTCCAGGTTCACCACAAGGTGGAGCAGTTAGCTCACCATCAGGATCAACAGGTGCAGGTGCTCCAGTAGGTGTAGCTGGACCAAGTAGTGGTAAATCTCAATCAGCTTATTGTAATCCAAATCCACAATTTACTTTAACTAAGTGGATCTTAGGACCTAACAATGATTTATGTGTGCAAGTTGATACTCGTGTTAAACCAATGGTTGACATGTGTCAAGTAGGTGGAGTAGTAAAATCTATCTCTTTCCGTTGCACTCCTACTATGTATGTTGCTACTCGTGTAGAGAAGTAATTTTTACTATTTTTTACTTAAATTTGGAGGGGCGAAAGCCCCTTCTTATATTTAATTTATGATTAGCAAGAAAACTTTATCATCCATAATAGATAAGTATTATTTGAAAGGATTATGTGATTCGGCCGTATGGAAAATTAAAGATAAAAATCTTATTATTGATTTTATTACCACTAATAGTGATATGGTAGGTAGTATTAAAACATCTAATTTTGACTTAGAAGACACCGAATTGGCAATTTATGATACTTCATTATTAGATAGACAACTCCAGATTACCTCTGGAGATATTGATTTATCTATTATAAAAAGCGGAAAAATAAATACAAAACTTACAATATCGGATGCCCAATTTAGAATTCAATTTTCTTTGGCTGACAAAATGTTAATCCCACCTGTCCCTAAAATAGAAGAACCCCAAGTATATCAGGTAGAGGCTAATTTAGATTTTGAAGCAATTGGTGCTATGATTAAAGCAAAAAATGCATTACAAAAAATATCCACAGTATCATTTGGGGTTGAAGGTAATTTTGATGGTGGGTGGGATTTAGTCGCAAATTTTGGCGATATAAACGATTATTCAAATAAAATATCATATAATATAACCTCCGCACAAGTTACAGGGATTACCTCACTAAACTTAACTTTCAATTCAGATATATTGAAAGAAGTATTGGATGCAAATAAAGGAGCAAGTAATGCTAAGATGAGTATTTTTGATCAAGGACTAATGAAATTAGAATTTAATGACGAGGATATTACTAGTACTTATTTTATTGTTTGTAAAGAAGGATAAATTTAAATATTTATCATCAAATTTGGTTTTATAAAAAAAGTTTCATATATTATAGTTATGGCAAAAGGAAAAAAAGCATACATTAAAAAACTCACTGACCCTGTACTAGAACCCCACTTTATCCAGATGGATGAGCTAAATTACACTTTGTGTGAAGCCTCAGATTCTGGTAGTGTTAAGGTACTTGGTTATTACAGTAGTTTAGGAAGAGCCTTAGAGGCATATTGCAAATCAGCAGTAGTAAAAAATGATTATTCATCAATCAAAGATTATATTACAGAATATAACAATCTTACAGACAAAATAAAAAATACATTCAGTTTATGATAAAAGCAGTTTTTGATAATGTGGTTATCAAACCTCTAGATAATGAGGAAACCACGTATGGTAACATTATTGTTCCCGACATTGGGAAAGACCGTAGTTTAATTGGTACTATTGTTTCTGTTGGTCCAGGTAGTTGGACTATTTCAGGTACCTTGGTTCCTACTACATTAAAAGAAGGACAAAAAGTAGTTGTTCCACCAATGGGTCCTTCCAAAACCGAGTATGAAGGACAAGAGTATTATGTTTGTAGTGAAAAAATTGTTTTAGCAGTTATTGACTAATTATGAGTAAAGTTATAGAATTCGGACCCGAAGCACGTAAAAAATTAGCAAACGGTATTGACAAATTGGCTAATGCCGTAACAGCAACATTAGGACCTAATGGTCGAAATGTTGTTATTTCTAAACCCAACGAATACCCCCAATCAACTAAAGATGGTGTGACCGTTGCAAAATCCATTTCTTTAGAAGACCCGATTGAAGAATTAGGTGTTCAAATGGTTAAACAAGCTGCTATCAAAACAGCAGACAATGCAGGTGATGGTACTACTACCTCCACTTTATTGGCCCAAGAAATGGTTAGAGCTGGTTTAACACATCTAAGTAATGGAGTTAATGCCGTTGAAATTAAAAGAGGCATTGATAAAGCAGTTAAAGAGGTAATTGAACATCTCCAAATGGAAATTTCTGAAGAAATATCTTCTGAAGACCAATTAACTCAAATTGCTACCATTTCAGCAAATAATGATTCTGAAGTAGGGGCTTTAATTGCCACAGCAATGGAAAAAGTAGGACGTGATGGTGTTGTAACCATTGAAGAATCTCGTACTGGAGATACCTATCTTGAAACAGTAGAAGGTATGCAATTTGATCGCGGTTACAAATCACCTTACTTTGTTACAAACAACAGTACTATGCAGTCTGTTTTGGAACGTCCTAAAGTATTGATTTATGAAAAGAAGCTTACCCAAGTAAAAGAATTGCTTCCATTGCTTGAAAATATGTCTAACCAAAACCGTCCTTTGTTAATTATTGCTGAGGATATTGATGGTGAGGCTCTTGCTACTCTTATTGTAAACAAAATGAGAGGTTTATTGAAAGTATGTGCTGTTAAAGCTCCTGACTTTGGTGATCGTCGTACTTTAATTATGGAAGATATTGCTATCTTAACTGGTGGTACTGTTGTATCTCCTGATAAGGGTATGAAACTTGACAAATTTGATTTAAATTGGTTGGGTGAATGTCGATTAGCCACTATTGGTAAAGAAGAAACCACTTTAGTTGATGGTAATGGAAATGAAGAAAAAATAAAATCACGTGTTGAAGATTTACAACACCAGATTGAAAATGCTAAATCAGCGTTTGAGGTTGAAAAACTACAAGAACGTTTAGCTAAAATGGTTGGTGGAGTTGCTATCGTTTATGTTGGTGGAAACACTGAAACAGAAATGAAAGAAAAGAAAGACCGTGTTGAGGATGCTCTTCATGCCACTAAAGCAGCAATTGAAGAAGGTATCGTACCAGGTGGTGGTGCTGCCCTAATCCATGCTCGTACAGGTATTGAAGATATTGGTAACATTGGTGCTGATATTGTTTACAGTGCTTGTTCTGCTCCTTTAAAGAAAATCTTAAGTAATGCTGGTTACAACCAAGAAGATATCTTCTCTGCTGTAAATGCAATTGCCGCTAGTGGTTACTGGGAAGGATGGGATTTGAAATCTGAAGAATTTGTTAATATGAAAGAAGCAGGTATTATTGATCCTGCCAAAGTAACCCGTACAGCACTCCAAAATGCTGCCTCAGTTGCTGGAACAATCTTATTAACAGAGGCTGTTGTTGTTGACAAACCAGAGGAAACAAAAGATGATGCTGGTTTAGGGATGGTACCTGACATGTATTAAAAATGCAAGATGCGATAGGTTTAATAGGGAAAAAATTGATAATTAATAAAGTTACTTATACTGTAACTAATATCCAATTTATTCCAGGTTCAAACGTATTATACATTACTATAAGCGATAATAAGGTATTTATTAATTACCCAATAAATTCCCTATTACCCTATCTAATCGCACAAATTAAGTTATGAAACAAGAAAAAAACATTGAAATTGCTAACCGTGTTCCCCCTGGTGACAAGTGGGAAGTAAACGGTAAAATTTATAATTCATTAACAGAGGCATTAAATGCCTATTATGTTGAATCTACCGTAAAACCCTCTGCTTTTAGGCTTGAACCCTTAAAAGGAAAATTGTATGTTATTAGAGAAGAAGAAAAAGAAGTAAAACCTAAAACTTATAACATTTACGGAGAAGATGAATAAAAGAGAACATACCTTACTGGTTGAAAAATACCGTCCAAACCAACTAGATAACTATGTTGGTAATGAAAACATCAAACAAGTTATAGCCAAATACCTAGAACAAAACGATATTCAAAACTTTTTGTTTTATGGTCCTGCTGGTACAGGAAAAACTACTCTAGCTAAAATTATTGTAAATAATATTAATTGTGATTTTATTTATATAAATGCTAGTGATGAAAGAGGAGTAGATACTATTAGAGATAAAGTATCTGGATTCGCTAGTACAGCATCTTTCAAACCACTTAAAGTAGTAATTTTAGATGAGGCTGATTTTTTAACTATCCAAGCACAAGCATCTTTACGAAATATAATCGAAACTTTTTCTCGTACTACACGATTTATTTTGACTTGTAATTTTGTAGAACGTATTATTGATCCTCTTCAATCACGTTGTCAGGTACTTAAGATTGTACCTCCATCAAAATCAGATGTTGCAAGACACGTTGCCAATGTTTTAGATAAAGAAAACATAACATTCGAATTGAAAGATATTGGAGCTGTTGTAAATAAATTTTACCCTGATTTACGTAAAATATTAAATACATGTCAATCCTCTACTGTTGATAGTGTTTTAAAAGTTGATTCATCAATATTGGTTTCTGGGACTTATCATTCTCAAGTTCTTAACTTATTAAAGAAACCAACTTCAACTACCTTTACTCAACTTAGACAGATAATTGCTGATTCTGGAGTAAGTGATTATGATGATTTGTTTAGATTTTTATTTGAAAATGTAAGTGAATTTGCTCCTAATAGAGAGGGTGAAGTAATTATTATCTTGTCTGAAATGCAATACCAATCAGGATTTAGAATAGATAAAGAAATTAATATAATGTCTTGTCTTTCTCAAATTTTGTCCGTAGTTTCCAAGAAACAAGTAATATAATGTTTCCACAAGTATTAAATAATAATGGTACTCTTTGTTTAGTTTACCGTAAAGTTAAATTTAAACAAGAAGATAAGGATTTTATAAATGAATTAAAAGAGTATTGGCACTGTGATACTGTTTTAAAAAATAATGATGAATTTTACTTTTGTAGAAAAGTAGATGATATCGAATTTGAAGAAATAAATAACGAACAATTAATAGAAAACGAAAATGAAGAACCAAGAAGTGAAAATGAACTTTGATTTAAAAGCTACTACAGGATTAAACACCGAAAGTGGTTCCCCAGTATGGCAAGAAGGAGTTATCTTACGTAAAGTAAGTAAATTTATTGCTGGTACTCCTGAAGATGCTATTGTACCTATTCCAGTATTTTTTGATCCAAATACAGGTAAAATGCTAGAAGGAATGGTACCTAAGGATTTAAGAGAAGAATATGCCGATTACCTTATTTAATTGGTTAGATAATATTACTGTAGGAAAACAAGATTGGGACTCTTTTTCAACCGATGATAAAGAGTCTTTCAATCCTTATATGATTCATAGATTCGTGTCTATGTATGAACCATATGTTGATTTAGTCAACATAGTACAAAAGATTCCCTACACCGAAAAAGAAAAAATTTATACCGTTTATAAAACTATGTTGCCGAGAAAAAAAGTATTTTTTAAATACATTAAAAGTAGTCGCAAACGTCCTAATGAGGATCTAGTTTCTAAACTGGCTAATTATTTTTCTTGTTCTTTAGGTGAGGCCGAGGAATACACTACCCTTCTAGATAAAGTAGGGATGGAGGTTATTCTAAGTAAAATGGGAATTGAAGAAAAAGAAATTAAAAAGTTAGTTAAAGAAATAAAGTAGTGGCTAAAAAGTTACCAAGAATAGTAAAGGACATACAAAAATATGTTCCTAGGGAAATTAACTATGCTAAAGATAGTATGATATCTTATAGTCAATTCTCTATGTATAAAACATGTCCTCACAAATGGGGCCTTACATACAAAGATAAAAATAAAGCATTTAGTGACAGTATACATACTGTTTTTGGAACGGCATTCCACGAAACATTCCAGCACTACTTGACAACCGCTTATGAGGTATCAGGTACTGTTGCTGATAAAATTAACTTAGAGGAACACTTTCAATCTAAATTTATAGAAGCTTATCAAAAATCTTACAAATCAAATAATAATCAACACTTTTCCTCTGCTGAGGAAATGAGAGAATTTTTTGATGATGGATTAGCTATACTTGATTTTGTAAAAAAGAATAGAAGTAAATACTTTAAATCTAGAGGATGGCATCTAGTAGGTATAGAAATGCCTATTGTTATTACTCCCCACCCCCAATATAAAAATGTATTGTATAAGGGACTATTAGATTTAGTATTATTTGATGAAAAATATAATATGTTTTACATCTTTGATATAAAAACATCCACTAAAGGTTGGGATGATAAAACTAAAAAAGATGAATTAAAACAATTCCAATTAATATTATATAAACAATTTTTTGCAAAACAATTTAACATACCTGAGGAACAAATTAATATTGAATTTTTTATTGTTAAAAGAAAAGTACACAATAATCCTGACTTTCCAATTAAAAGAATTCAACAATTTGTTCCACCATCAGGAAAAATAAAAATTAACAAATCGTTAAAAGAAATACAATCATTTATTGAGGATTGTTTCTCTACTGATGGAAAAATCCAACAAAAAGAACATCCAAAAAACCCAGGAAGACACTGTATGTATTGTCCCTTTAATGAAACTTCTTTGTGTGATAAATCAAGTATCCTTAGATAGTTATATATTTATATACAAATATAATGTTATGGAAAAAGATTTAGCTTTAACGTCTGTAAAGATAAAAAAAGATTTGTTTGAGGAATTTAAAATTGAATGTGTAAAAAGAAAATTTACTTTAAATAAGCTTGTTAATCGAGCTGTTTTTTTGTATATTACTAACGAAGATTTTAGAAAAACATTACACAACCAAACAACAATCGGAAAATAATTTATTTAAAAAAAGTTATGCCAAATAAAGAGTTAGTGGATAAACACTATATCCCAAAAGACCAACGTAAAAAAATCATGCTTTTATGTGATGATATTCGAGTTCACTCGGGTATTGCTCATATGGGGCGTGAATTAGTTATCAACACCTGCCATCATTACAATTGGGTAAACATTGGTGGAGCCGTAAAACATCCTGAATCGGGTCAAAGATTTGATTTGTCTGAGGATACAAACAAACAAGCAGGAATTACAGATTCATCTGTAACACTTTATCCTGTAGATGGTTATGGAAATCCTGATTTGATTCGTCAATTGATTCAAATGGAAAAACCAGATGCTTTGTTTTTAATTACCGACCCTAGATATTGGGTTTGGTTATTCCAGATGGAAAATGAAATTAGAAAACATTGCCCTATTATCTATCTAAACATTTGGGATGACTATCCGGCTCCATTGTACAATGAAACATTCTATGAATCTTGCGATGCATTGTTAGGTATTTCAAAACAAACCGTCAATATCAATAAATTGGTATTAGGTGATAAATCAGGAAACAAAATTATTGAGTATGTTCCTCATGGTGTAAATCACGAAGTATTTTATCCTATGAGTAAAGAAGAAAAATCAAATACTGATTTCTTAAACTTTAAAAAAGATTTATTTGAAGGAAAAGAATACGAATATTGTGTTTTCTTTAACTCTCGAAACATTCGCCGCAAACAAATCCCAGATACTATTTTAGCATTTAGACATTTTGTTGATCGCTTACCTAAAGAAAAAGCAGAAAAATGTGTATTATTACTACATACCCAACCTGTTGATGAACATGGTACTGATTTAAATGCTGTTATTGAATTGTTATGCCCTGAATACTGTAATGTTGTATTTACTAAAGGACCTATGGCTCCTCAACAATTAAACTGGTTATATAATATAGCAGATACTCAAATATTATTAACATCTAATGAGGGATGGGGATTGAGTTTAACTGAGGCTATACTTAGTGGTACTCCAATAATTGCTAACGTAACTGGAGGTATGCAAGACCAAATGAGATTTGTTAAGGATGGAAAATGGATGGAATTTGATGGAGAATTCCCTTCTAACCATAGAGGTACCATCAAAGAATGCGGTGAATGGGCATTCCCAGTATTCCCGACATCTCGTTCATTAGTAGGTTCAGTACCAACACCTTACATCTTTGATGATAGATGTGAACCAGAAGATGCAGCCGATCAAATTGAGGCAGTTTATAACCTAGGACCTGAGGAAAGACAGAGAAGAGGTAATACCGGACGTGAGTGGGCTTTAGGTGATGAGGCTGGGTTTACATCTGAAAAAATGGGTAACCGTGTAATTGAATATGTTGATGAATTATTTGATACTTGGGAACCAAGAGAAAAATATGAATTCATTCTAGCAGGTGATTATAAGAAAAAAGTTTTAAACCATAAATTAATATATTAATGAAACCGTTATTTGTAATAAGTTGTCCTATTGATACCTACTCAGGGTATGGTGCTAGATCTAGAGATTTAGCTAAAGCAATCATCCAAACAGATAAGTATGATGTTAAAATCATACCTCAGAGATGGGGTAATACTCCTTGGAATTTTATTCAAGACCATCAGGAAAAATGGGGATTTTTAAAAGATCATTTCCTACAACATCAGTTACCAAAACAACCTGAAATTTGGGCTCAGGTTACTATCCCAAATGAGTTCCAACCTGTGGGTAAATTTAATATCGGCTTTACTGCCGGTATTGAATCCACAGTATGTGCTGCTGATTGGATTGATGGAATGAATAGAATGAATGTAAACTTTGTTTCTTCTGAACATTCTAAAAAGGTATTTCAAGAATCTTCATTTGAACAACGTGATCAAAATACCCAACAGTTAGTTCGTACTATTAAACTTGAAAAACCAGTTGAAGTGTTATTTGAAGGAGCAGATTTAGATGTATATAAGGCATTAGAATCATCAACAGAATCAGTTAAAACCTTTGATAAACTTGCTAGCATTAAGGAAGACTTTGCTTACCTATTTGTTGGTCATTGGTTAAATGGGGATTTAGGGGAGGATAGAAAGAATATTGGATTATTGATTAAAGCCTTCTACGAAACGTTTAAAAACAAAATGAAGAAACCTGCTTTAATACTAAAAGTATCTATGGGAGGTACCTCTTATTTAGATAGAGAAGAAATGTTGAAACGAATTGCCTTGATTAAAAAGACAGTTAATTCAATTAACCTACCTAACATCTATTTGTTACATGGTGAATTCTCTGATGAGGAAATGAATTTACTTTATAATCATCCTAAAGTAAAAGCAATGGTTTCTTTAACTAAAGGTGAAGGATTTGGTAGACCATTATTGGAATTTACTTTAAGTAAAAAACCAATCCTAACTACAGGATGGTCAGGACATATGGATTTTCTAGATCCAGAATGTACTACTCTGCTTTCAGGTCAATTAACTAATGTTCATCCGAGTGCTGCTAATGACTGGTTATTAAAAGATTCACAATGGTTTTCCCCTGATCATGGTCAGGTAGGACATTATCTAAGAGATATCTTTGAACATTATAAGAAGTATGTTCCCTTAGCTAGAACCCAGGCCCATAAGTCTAAAACCAGTTTTTCATTTGATAAGATGAAAGAATTGTTAGATGAAAGATTGACAGCCCTAGTACCTGAATTTCCTAAAGAAGTTAAACTTCAATTACCTAAGTTAAAGAAAATTGAATTACCTAAACTAGAAAAAATAAATGGATAATTTAACAATTTGTGATAGATGCGGGTCGGATGCCTGCTATACTCAAGATATTTCTCCCGAAATTAAAAGCTATTTTTGTTATGGATGTGGGTTTCAAACCCACTCCATGATGAAAATAGGAAGTGAATTTTTAGAAGAACAACTTTCAACACTCCCCGACTTGTATAAAGCATTAATGGGAGAGGATGAAAACACTGGTATGGTTTGGATGCCGTCGGTAGTCAATATACCTAATCAAGGGATGGTTTTTGTCGATGGTAACAATGAAAATAATTGGAAATGGGCCGCTGTTAAGGCTGTTCCTGTTAAAGAGGAAGAGAAAACTAAATATCCAATCCCTAACCAAAAAGGAAAGTATTACGAATATAGAATGGATATGAGTACTATAAAACATTTTGAAGAACGTGATTTTATAGAAGCTCTTTCGTATATTGAAGTATTACCTTAATAATATGAAAATTAGTTATGCTGTTACTGTCTGTGATGAATATGTTGAAATCCAGCAGTTATTATCCCAACTCCTCGAACATAAAAGAAAAGAGGATGAGATAGTAGTTTTATTTGATGATAGTAAAAATTCAACCTCAGTTGAAGATTATCTACGTAGCCACTCCATAAATGGAGAATTTAATTGGCACAAATCAACATTCAATAAAAATTTTGCAGACTGGAAAAACCGCTTAACTACCCTATGTTCAGGTGATTTTATCTATCAGATTGATGCTGATGAATTATTGTCACCTGAAATGTTTGATCTCTTACCTGAGATTATCAAATCTAATCCCGAGGTAGATCTGTATTATGTTCCTAGGATTAATACCGTAAGTGGTATCACCCAGGAGCATATACAGAAATGGGGTTGGAGATATGAAAATAACCGAGTTAATTGGCCTGATTATCAAACTAGAATCTACAGAAAAGAACCTAGAATACAATGGAAAAATCCGGTACATGAGATAATTGAAGGATATAAACAATTTACAGTGTTACCTGCTGTAGATGAGCTAGCTTTAATTCATCACAAAACAATTGAAAGACAAGAAAAACAAAATAATTTTTATAATACACTATAATGAAAAACATAATATTCATACCTGCGTATAATGGATATACCCAAGAACTTGGACTATGTATTAATACTTGGAAAAATTATGCTAAAAGACATAATATCGATATAATAATAGCAGATAATGACCTAAACAGTGAATTTGAACCCTGGGGGCATGGTATTTGGGAAAGATGGAAAGATGAAAGCTTAATAAATAGAGAATGGGATAGAGTATTATTAGTAGATGCTGATACAATGATTAGATGGGATGCCCCTAATATATTTGAATTAACTTATAAAGAAAAATTCTGTGTAGTAAGAGATGCCTCAGGAGAAGGTTCGGGTAGATATCATTTAAACCAATGGGTAAAAGTAAA